CCGTCCGGGACGTTGATGGTGGCCACGCTCAATACGTCGGGCGTCCCGTCCTCTTCTCGTACCCGTAGGAGGCCCCGTGCCTTGAATGAGGGGTACCCGCTACCTTCCGGCTCTACCCCTTCGAGAGGTGCGTTGCACGAGTCGTAGGAGTACGGTACCGAGATGGCGAGGTCGAGGAGACACCCGGCCAGCGCGTTAGACTTCTCCTCTTCGAGGGGCGTCACTGAGGCGTTGACGAGATCGTAGTGGTAGCCAAACTGGAAGATGTTACCTCCGTTCTGGATGTCGGCCAAGATGTCCTCGGCTACCTGTTCCGCGTCGCTTATGCTTTCCTTTTGGTAGCCTACCTTATCGGCTTCCGCCGGAGGTACGGAAAGGATATACACCTCAAGGTTGTACGTCTTGGTTCGTGGTGTGTTGAAGTCGCCACCCGTATAGACGAGATGCAGGAGGGGGTACCTTTCAAACTTCGACAAGTCGACGTCGGCAGGAGAGCCATACGAGAACGTCTCAATGAAGAAGTGATTGTCGCAGAACTCCTGAAACTTGGTGACGATGTTGTTGAATGTGATCATTTGCGAGCTTTAGCTTGGGCCTCTTCTTGCTTCCTGCGTATGTCGAGGTCTTTCATGAATGCGAGGTGGGTGAAGACGTGGCCCACCGTGAGCCTAGTAACCGCTTCCACTTGTAGTATGTCCTCACCAGCCAAGGAATAGAGGACGGGGTACCACTGCCACTTCTCAAAAAATGCGTCACCTCCGTCGCCTTCTGAATCAAAGAGGACCGCAAAGTGAGATGAAGTTCTTGTTCGGTAGTCCAAAAAAAAAGCAACGCACCGGAGACGAGAGGCGCGGGCATATTCAAAAACACCGAGGCGTCCTCTTTGGCTGTGTACGGTTTGATGGTGTACTTGTCGCCCCACTTCCGGTCGATAGGACGGTAGAGGACGGCCATAGCTTTATGAGCCGCCTTCCAAAAGTCCCCGGTATAGGTTTCCATGTCAATCCACTCCCCAGCCGTAAAAGACTCCCAGTCGGGGATGAAGCCGTACTCTACCCCATCGAGTTCGATGATAGGTTGGTGCCTGTTTATCTCGGCTTTGCATAGGGCCGTCAGGTGTGCGTCAGCCTCAACGATTAAGGCTTGAGGCATCTTGCGAAGCTCAGCAAACGTTTTCCCTGTCACCACCTGTACCCGGTTGATGGGGTCTTGTGATGTCTCCAAGACTTGGAGGTGTCGTAGGGTGAGGTCTTCGTACGATGAGGGCAGTCGTAGCTCCATATCTGAATGAGTTAAAAGGGGTAAATATCTCAGGTGGTAAGTTAGGGCATAAAAAAAGGAGCCTGTTGGCTCCTGTAATGCGTTTTTGCGTTTCGTGTTTAGGCTTTAACACAATCAATAATTCCGAAAAACTCTGCGTCGCGTGTAGTAGTCAACTCAACAAAAGACTTGCGTCCTCCGTAGGCTTCAGGGAAGCCAGCTTCTTTTGTCCATAGATCGAGTCCTTTGGCATTATCAAAACTGATGGTGTAAGTTTTGTTGTAAACAGTTACTTGAGCTTGGATGGTGATGGCGTTGTTCATGGTGTGTTTTGCTTTGTTTGATGTCTCAAATATACGACTCTTTTTTCATTATCCAAGCAAAAAAGAAAAAAAGATTGATTTTTTTTTATCCGAGGGCGTATTGCCCGAAGTTGGGGTTCGTCTGGTTCCACGTCACGGCATAGCGTGAGGCGTCCACGAAGTGGTTGAAGGCGTCGACGGGTTCGTTGAGTTGTCGTCCGTTCTTGTCCTCCTTGTACTTGTAGTTTCGGAGTTCTTTGATTCCGTTCACGCTTCGCTCTGTGATGAGCAGAGGACGAGACCGGAGAAAGTCTATACCACTCCGCACCGAGTCCGGGCCTTTCCTTGCGGGGTGTATGTTGAACCCGTGGCCGTGTATCTCGTCGATGGACTTTGGCTCGGCCGAGTCAGCTACGATCATAGCCTTCCCTACCTCCGCGTCTCGTAGGGTCTGAGCTATGGCCGCATTCGTGAGTCCGGTGGCGTAGCACACCTCATCCAGACAGAACCCGTGGCCGTCGGTGTACACCTTTACAATACAGGTGGGGTCGTTGGTATATCCGAAGTCGAGGCCGAGGTTGAGGAGCTTCCACCCTTCGGGGACTTGGGGTACTGTCTTCCAATGCGTGAGAATAGTGGCACGGGAGACGCCGCGCTCGCCCAAGCCGTAGACCCTCCAGTAGTCGGGGTCGGCTTCTTGTAGTCGTTCGATTTCTTTGACGGTGCCGGAGGAGAGAAACGGGTTGTCTTTGTAGGTTGTTCTGAAGAACTCATGATCGTCGCGTGTGAGGATGTGGTCATATATCCAGTGGAATTCGTCCGAGGGGTTGTAGTCGATGATGGCCCGTCCGGTAGTTCGGAGCATAAGTTGCCGCCAGTCTTCAAGGGTGAGTTCGTTGGCTTCGTTCACGAAGAGGATGTCACGCTTGCGGCCCCTTACCTTCTGAGGCTGGTCGACTGAGATGAACTCGACGAGGTTTCCAAACAGCACGTAGGTAGCCTCTGACTTATTGTGAAGGTTTACGTTGTAGATGTCCTCCCTTTCGAGTATCTCGAAGAAGTCCCGCATAACAGAGGCCCGGATAGCGGGGAAGGTCTTTCGGGCTATTGTGATGACCGCTCCGGAGTTTTCGTTGCGGTGGCATAGCTCGATGAGAGCCGTGAGGATGGAGTAGGTCTTGCCCGATCGCGTGCCGCCTTGGTGTACCTGAATCTTGGCCGGGCTACTCTTGACGTGGTAGTATGTGGCGGGTTGCCTCACAAGCTATCCAAAAACTCCTTGTGGCTCTCGTAGTATGTCCAACCTCCCTTCGTATAGCCCTTCGACCAATGGTGGTACACGTACCCGTTTATCTTGTAGCATCCGGGGCTGGGCACGGTGTAGGCGATGCCTCGTTCACTTAGCATCTTTTCCAAGACCTCCCGTGAGTGACGGCGTTCAAGTTTCTTGCTCATGACACCGAGGAGTCGTCAGACACGAACCACGAGAGCGGCTTCTTTTCGGCCACCTCTATCTCTTGACGCTCGATATAGCCTCTCCCTTTGCCCTTTGTCTTGAGAAGGAAGATAGTTGCGGCTGGGTTGCCTTGTGAGATGAGCTTGTGCAAGTGGTGCTCGGCAAAGTCCAACACGACTTCCGGAAGGTTGTCACAGGCGGCCTTGTATGCCGCGTCGTCTTTGAGCCAGTTGTAATGGGTCTGCCTTGAGATACCCACCGATTCACAAGCCATCTTGACCACCCCCAACGCTTTGGTGAGGGCTTCAATCATGGCCATCTTTTTTGGGTCTTTGATGTCTAACTCTGTCAAGGTATCATCTTGTCGCAGTGCTTGCATGGCTTTAGATTTTCGGATTTTTCTTCTGGTTCTTTTGGTTGGTCCCAGTCTATGTTCACTCCCCACGTCTTGAGCTGTTCAGGCTCCCACCCTCCGTTGGCGAGCATATCTTGGTCCCATTCTCCGTGGCTCCCGTTGTGTTTGATCATGGCCCTGTGTTGCTCCTCTTCTGTCCAGTCCAATACGATGCACGGAATGACAGGCCATTCGAGAGCGCGACAAGCCCGGAGGCGTTGGTTACCTGCGAAGACTTGCATTTGAGGGTTGACCCATAGCGGGTTGGCACACATGAACTTTGGGTCTTCGCCTATGCTCTGGATGAGGTCTTGCATCTTGGCCTTGCGGATGTATCGCGGGTTATTCGGATGCGTCTTCAGCTTGGCCGTCTCTATAAGCGTCGGCGGCGGTAAGAACATTCCGGAGTGTTTCTCGGATATGGTAGTCATTTACGGCGAGGTTTAGAAGTATCTCCCACGATTCGATGTCTTTGTGAAACACCCCGAAGGATGCCGTGTCGTCCTTTCCCGTGGTCATGGTAAACACCAAAAAGTCGTCGGACTCGTTCAAGATGCGTTTGACTTTTCGTAGGGTCATGCGTTCAAAAATTTCTCGTATTCTTTGCGGAAGCCTCTCTCTAGGTCGAGGAGTTCGTTGCACCGTCGCACCGAATATACGCTGGTAGTGTGATTCATGCGGTGCAAAGATTTCGCAATTTCCGGATAGCTGAAGCCGCAGTCCCGAAGGTACTTTGAAACCATGTGTCGGGTATCGGCTACGTTGCCCCTTCGGTCTTGTGCGATCATGTCGCCCCATTGCAATCCGAGAGCCTCGACACCACGTCGGCACCTTTCGAGGGCCACCCGTTTGTCGTACGTCTGGTCGTTGAGCTTGCCTACGACAAGCCAAAGACTGTCCACTACTCCTTCTCTTCTCTCCATGTCTTGGCACATATGGCGACGCGCTGGCGCTCGTTAGGGTATTCCGTGGTCATGGTGGGGTCTATCATACAGCGGGCTATGAACTCGCTCATCTGCTCCCGTGGTTCAGGCTTGGGTATCGGCATTGTCTACGATTTTTTTGAGGTCTGCAAGAAGTTTCCGGTTGCATGATGAGCACCCGTTTGCGCTTCGGTGAGGGCCGAGGAACTTGTGAGACAGTTCTGTCAGTTCTCCCGTCGTGCGGTATTGGTTATCCCTTTCGAGAAACTCCCGTATCTTCTCGACGTCTTCTTTGGTTACTGTGGCCTCCCATTTGCCCAGCGGGCACGAGGCGGTTTTAAGTTTGGTTTTGGCTGGCATAAAGCATCCACATAGTTTGGAGTCTGTGAAGGCTTCCGTTACCAGAGGCCCGCACGACTTCGTTGATTTTACAAAGTGCTCGCACCCTTGGCAGGTGGCGAGTCTTTCAGCTCTTAGGTGTGCGTTGACGAATAACACGACGAAGTTTCTTTTTAGATTGTGAGATAGACTCGTACAAGGTGGAGACGTTGATACCGCTCTCTCGTGAGACCTCGGCCATACTCCACCCGTCAAGATATAAAGAGAGAACGGTTCTATCAAACCATGCCAGATGGTCCGCCATGATCAGGGCCTCTTCTTTGCGTATCGCTTCGGAGAGGTCGTAGTGTGACACTTGCGGTTCCGGTGTGGCGTCTTCTATCTTATAGAGCCTGCGAAATTTCCCAATGCTTCCGTTCCACATAGCGCGGTGGAAGTATCCGGGTAGGTTTCTCACTACCTCGTCGTTGCGTCGTATTCTCATGACGCATTCGAGGTATGTGTGGTGCACGAGGTCTGATGCGTCGCGGTGCAACTTGCGAGCCATAAGAACAAGCTCGTCGTAGTGCTCCACGAACCACAAATCAAAGTCCCTTCGTGCTTCTGATTTCATCGACGAGTCTCTTATAGTGGCGGTACATGGTCTCCAACTCTTGCGGGGTATGCTTGTAAGTCTGTTTCGATTTGATGTATAGACCGTCCGCGGTGCCCTCTCCATAGTCGGAGTCAAGGTGCTGTGAGAAAAGGAACTGTTCTCCAGACCGGAAGCCGTTGCACTTCTTGCACTGGAATTGAACGTTCTTCTCATCCCATCGTGTGGACATACAAGCCCGGCTCATGAAGTGCCCGGCGTCGACTTCTGACCAGTGGCGTACGGCCCCGCACGTATAGCACTCTCCCATACCTCTATGGTCTGCGGCTCGGAGTCTGACGTATTGAGAGAACACGGTGTCAATCTTCTTGACCATCGTCGATCGGGTCGTTCGGGTACGGGATGTGCTCCCACCGCCCGTTCTTGACTTCGACCCGTTTGATGGCTTTTGCCTTTTGGAGTTCCTTGTTTTCTTCTGCACGACGTTTCTTGTAGTTGGCGTACAGGGCGTCAAGCTGGTCGTCGTTGAGGCGGTCGGGTGCGTGCTTCTTCAGCTCGGACCAGTTGCCCTCTCTTACGGCCGCCCTCTCGCCTTCGTACTGCTGAAATATATCGACTAATTCGGGAAGTTTCAAACGCTCATATCCGGGGCGGTATTCGCCCGTCTTGAGTCGGTGCATGATGATAGCCCACTCTTCGAGCTTCATAGCCGGAAAGGTGTCCCGGAGATGGTGTACCGCGTCGAGGATGTCGCGGTCGGCTGTGATGCCTTTGTTGTAGTCGAGATACTGGAGCGTCTCTTTGAGGAGGATGATGAGTGCCGCTTCAGTTTTGGCGGGGTGGATGCGGTAGGCCGCGAGGACGTTGGTTCCTTCAGCCCAAGCCTTCTCCGGAGTCAGCCGCGAGGCGACGGAGATGTTCTGCAATGAGACTTCCGTCTGCCGGGCCAGTGCGTTTGTTGGGTTTTGCATTGTTTTGAAATTGTGATGATCTTCTAATCCAGCCGCGGGCGGCGGCCTTCCAGTCTTTTATTGGTTTGTTTTTGCCTTGGGTCCATCCGTTAGCCTCGTAATAGTCAAAGAAAGCCATTGCCTCGGATTCATCCGCTCCAACCTCTTGGAAAGATGAAAGGACCTCTTCCAGATTCGCGGGTTTCCCCTCTCTCTTTTTAGATGTGTTTTCTACTGTTCTTTCTATTGTATTAGTAGAGGTACTATTTTTTCCTTCTGCCCGTAAATTTTTTTCCTTCTGCCCGAAAGAATCTTTCCGGCTGCCCGTAAAAATTTTACGTTCTGCCTGTACGGTTAGGTGCCTTATACGTCCATCGAAGGTTGCCTCAATGAATCCCAAAGACTCCAATTTTTTGATCGCTTTGGAGATAGTAGGACGGCTCACCCCATATTCGAGTTGAATGGTCTCGTTCGCCTTGTGGAAGGTCTTTCCGTTGCCGGAGAACGAATCAATCTCGGCGTACAAAGCCTTCTCGACCAGCGTCAGGCGTGCGTCTAACCATATCTCTGCGGGTATCCAGACACCCTTAAATTCTCGTTCCATAGGCGCAAAGTAAAGAGGGAGGGTCAAACCTCCCCCTCTCTTATTGGATTCAATACTTTCAACTCGTGCTCTCGGTACTCCACCTCTCCGTGAAGTTGGAGATAGGTCGTGTTCTTGTCTTCTACGATCTGCCGAGCGTGTTTCAAGATGCCGCGCGGGTTGCGTCGTAGCCAGTTGCCCACCGTCTGTTCAGTGACACCCAGTTCTTGGGCGCACTTCTTTTGGGAGCCGTAGTGCTTTTTGATGAAGTCTCTCATGGTCAGT